TTCCTGGTATGTGATATATGTAATACTTCATACTGACAATATACGAAAATTATTTTACATTGCCAATATTCTTCATTGCTTCTCTATGCATCAGCATCTCTAATTGGTTCTTATCTGCTTTGTATGCAAGATATAGTAAACACTTCTCTAATGGTTCTCTCGTAACTATTTCTATTTTGAGTAGGTCATTGTCGCAGAGTTCCATAAGTGTTGCGTAAGTTCGCCACTTTTTACTAAAGTTTGCCTGATGCTGGCTGGAAGTTCCGTTTCCTTCAAATATTTCGGGATAGCGCTCATCAAGTCCATTGATAAATGAACAAAAAAAAAGAGAGCACCAAAGTTCGTTTCCATATCTACATCAAGGAAGATATCAGGGTTTTCTTCGCCTGTATATGGTTGTATATTATAAAACTCTCCATTCTTATTTGTAACAGGTCTGTATAGTATACTCATTATTTTTGCCCAATTCTTATCTATTGTAATTTGTTCGTATTGAGTAATGTCCGCATATGCACCATAACTCATTTTAGAAAGATTAGGTTCAAATCCGTATTCTCTTCCACCTATATTAATAATTCTTTGCAAAGGGATATCATCAGGTTGAATAAACTGTGATAGTTTTGCACGAAGCAAGTCATAACTTTGTTTACTTAATCCTTTTAGGTATTCCGGCTGAATATTGCATAAGTGTAATAACATTAGGGCTGTCTGTGCTTCTTCATCATCTTTATAGTTTTCCAAATCACTCATCAGTGCCAAATACTTCTTTAGTGGTACATCTTTCCATGTTGTTGGAACTTCTATTGTCATTGTCTTTCTCATCTTGTAAATGCTTTTAATTGTATTGTTAATATTCGGACTTTTGCCTCTTCATTATTCAGTTTTGCCATCAGTGCCATTAATTGTGCACGAAGGTCTTCATTCTCTTTTTGAGTTTGTGCTACATAAAGTAATAATTCTTTTATCTCTTCGCTTGTGTATGTCATCTTATTGATATGTTATATTGTCCTGCTTTTATTTTCTTTGCATTTAATCTTTCCATGCATACATAACGGATTGCATCTATACTATGGTTTGAATAATCAACAGGCACATTCTCAAAGTTTCCGTTCTTATCTACCATCCAAACATATTCGCCAAACTCTTTTACAATGTTATTGCTTTTCTTTGTTACATTTAATCTGTATTGCATCATTAAGTCTATTCCCATTCTGATACTGTCCTTTCCTTTCTTTACCGGCTTTATATTAAATCCTAATCGGTATAGTTCTTCAATCAATCTGCCTTCCGCACTATCTGCCCATATCTCTTCCCGTCCTACTTCTAAATCGGTTAATCGGTTTGCTATATCGCTTGTAACCATTCCTTTCTCATAAACTAATTCCTCAATATATAAATCCTTATCTCTTTTCCAAATTGCTACTAATGCAGTTGGGTCTACACTAAAACCAAAGTCCATACCGAATGCAACAAACTCTGCATTCTCTGGCACTTCATCTATTACATTGATTGAGAATATTGTTCCTACGTTATTGCCTGGCAATCCTAATCCATATATCTTATAGTATTCAGGGTTTATATCTTTTAATCTTTCTATTTCCTCTATCAATTGCTTTTCCAAATAAGGATTATCTCTGAATGTACTAATATACAAGTCTGCTTCAGGGTGTGTATGTATCTCTGTGAATATATAATTGTTTGTTCCGAATGAAGGGTTATACGCAATGATAGATTTCTTTCTTGTTCTTATGAATAACTGAAACCAATCTTCTCTACTTAATTCATTTGCTTCATCAACAAAAAGATAATCTCTTGCTGAACCTTTTCTCTTTTCCGAACTATCAATACTCATAAACTCTACCATGCTACCATTATCAAATGTGTATATGTGTTCTGTTGCTGACCAACTCTCTTCACTCCATATTCCTAATTCTTTAAGTATGCCTGTGAAATCTCTCATAATACTCACACGCATTGATGGAAATGATTTACGCACAATTGATATAACGATATTAGGTTCGGTTAATGCTCTTACTAATAACCATTGTATTGCTGAATAAGATTTGCCTGAACGAGTACCACCTTGCAGAATGCAAATCCTTCTACTACCATCTATATCTCTATACGTCTTTGATGTGTTTATTTGCAATTCCATCCTGTATGTTTACTGATATTTGTTGTATCTTCTGTTCTATCTCTGCTTTCATTTCCGTTCTGCTCAGTTTAGGTAAATTAAATTCTAATAACTTAATTGCTAATTCCATTGCAGCCTTCGGGTCCTCTTTTATTAGTTTATCCATAACTGCAGGTAAATTATTCAATGCTCTATTTGTTGCACGAGCAATTGATAACTTCATTTCCTCTGTGGACCTGTTTAGTGCACCTTTTGGTCTACCCTTGCTTAATTTATTCCCTGGTTGAAATCCCATACCTGTGTTATTTATACATATTTAACACATAGTGCCACCTTTGTAATTAAACCGATACTTTATTCATCCATATGCAATATAATCCAATAATGAGGAGATATATTGCTAATAAGAGTATTGTAGGTTCATTCTCATCTAACCATTTAATTAATCTTTTCATATCCTAATACTTTTTCTATGTTTCCTTCTTCGTCTGCTATTATTAAAACGCCTGAGTCTTTATCTCCTTCTAATATTAGTTGTTTTCCTTTTATTTCAGTCCACTTCAAGTTAAACTTTACATAATCATAATCAATATGCCATTTCTCATTATAACTCATCCCAATCCATATTACGAGTATCAGGTGTATTTGCTTTTATATCTAATGGTCTTCCAATTCGTTTGCCATATTTGCCTCTTCCTTTTGGTTTCCATCTTGCTTCTCTATTTAACCATTCCCATATCTGTTTATCTTTTGGTAATTCCATCATACATTGTTTAAACCATTCTTTCCATTCTGGTCTTTCCATTTTATTCATTCTCTTACGCAATTCTCTATAATGGATTGCTTTACTTCCGTTTCTTCTGTTTTCTGGTGGTAGTGGTTGTGGCATTTTTAATTGTTTGGATTGTGTATAACTGTTGCCATATGTTTTCTTATTTTGCGTATTGCTATGAATACTGTGCTCTTACTTATTCCTATCTTATCTGCTACTTCTTGTAGTGTGTCATCTGAACACCAATATAATTCAAAGAGTCTTGCACTTGCCCAGCCTTTTGTCTTTTTTAATCTTTGTAATTCTTCCATTACTTCACTATATGCTCTCATTATATCTTCATCTCTTTCTACATCATATTCTTCCGCAGGGTCATCATTGTATATTTCTCCTACATAAGTCATTCTACTATTCTTCTTTCTTCTGTTAATCCATCTATGTGTTAGAAAGCGATGCAGATAAAGTAGATTGTAACTATCTAAATAAAATAATTTAGGATTACATTTTTCCAAAAGGTATTGATAAAGGTCTTGCACTAAATCGGCTGCATCTTCGGAATTGCCTGTAATATTATAAGATGCTTTTATTAACCAAATGTGTGAGTTCTTATATAAGTTCTCTAATCTGATTGTGCATTGTTGTTGTATACTACCTGTTATTTCGGCTGATATCATTACCCTTCTACTCTTTTGATAAAATCTCTAATCGTTTCCATTGCTCTTTTCCAATGTCCTGCTGCTGAACCGCATGTGCAAGGTTGTGGTTCATTGTTTCCGTTGATACGATTGTGATTTCCCCATACCCAACCTACTTTATCTTGTGGTATGTGTGTAGTGATACTTTCTGCTATACTTTTCAAATCATTGTATTCAGCTTCTGTATAAGGATGAAATTTATTGTCCATATTCATTATTAATTTTTATAGGGGTATCTAAATTTAATAAATGCATTATCTTTTGAAAATCTTTGTTATCAGGTGATATCGCAAATTCTAATCTTGCATTTTCTGTTGTTGGTACTATATCAAATCCCATTGCTTTTAATAAAAGTACAATATCTTCAATCTTCTCAATACTTTCCCAATGGATTAAATATTTGCAATTATTGTCCATTTGGTTTAACTACTTTTAATTTAGGTAATTGTAATTTCTTTTCTTCTGGCTTTTGTCCAACTTTAATAGGTTGGTCCAATGCTAATAAGTGTTTAATCATATCAAAGTGTGGATGATATGGACTAAATGAAAATCCTACTGCTGCAAGAACTTTTATCAAGTCTTCAATGCTTTGCATTTTTGAAAAATCTACTAAAAAGACTGCGTCTTTATCTATCTCTGTTGCTAATGTGATTTTGTTTTCTGACATAACTTTTATTTTTATAAATTTATTAATTGCATTTTTTCTTTATACTTTTTATTTCTAATACTACCATAATTTAATCCTAAATCATTTGCAGCTTCTAACATAGTTCTATAAACTTTACCAGTTGGTATATGTTTTATTTTTGCTGCAAGTGGGTTTTTATTTCCTTTTTGATTTCTAACTCTTGATACAGGACAATTATATTTTATTTGCATTTTGTTTTCAAATTCAATTGCTTCTGTAAAGTTGTTAATAACACCAAGCGTTTTAACTATTTCACATTTCCAACCTTTTTCATTTCTATGATTATATATCCTGCGTTTAAGGTTTATTGTAATTCCAATATAATTTTCATTTACACAATAATAAATGATAAATGGTCCTTTACAATTTTTAATTTTTCCACTCATATAATACTAATTGTTTCCGAATAATCTTTGCAAGTCCATTGGTTCATTGTAACTCTACGCCTATCGCATCCGCATGAACTATATCCTAACTTTCTTGCAACCCAACTTGCTGCACTCTTTCCGTGTCCTAATGTAATCAATCCAATAAGGTGTTCTGCAATGCTTCCTAATCTGATGAAGCAACCTATACACTTAATTGCTTTTCCAATACTTTTTTTAAATGAATACCAATATATTAAACACCATGTGTTAAATTGATTTTTTGTCATTCCCATTATTGATTTTCTTTTTTTCATAATTTATATTTTGTGATTTAATGCTATTCCTAAATCTTTG